CAAACTGCTCGCAAAAATACATCGTGATACCAATGTCTTGGAGCACTGGAATCAGGCCAAGAAGGTCAGAGCTGGAGCGGCTCAATCGGTCAAGCCGAGTGCAGATCACCACGTCATGACGGTCAATCACGTCAGTCATATCTCGACTGGCGGGTCGATCTAGCACCGCATGGGTGCCAGAGATACCCTCATCTGCAAAGAACTCGGTAACCTCACGGTTGTACTTCTCGCGCACAAACTCACTGATCTGCTGCTTCTGCGTCTCCAATGAGATGCCAGACTTGACCTGCTCATCTGTGGATACGCGGACGTAGCCATAGATGTTGTTGATTTGCTTGAGTGGGTTGCCGCTCATTTCACACCGCCTTTGTAACCGTAATCGGCCATCTCTTCGTGCAGCCGCTGCCAGTTGATATCGAGCGGCATGTTGTCGGTGCTGCGGTCAGCAAACATCACCTGACCGTCTTTGACCAACTCCACGCCGTACACCGCCTTGGGCATCCCATCGTACACAATGTCGATGTCGTGCTTCAGGCAGGTGCGGCGCACTCGGTTGTAGAAAACCTTCTTTGCTTGGGCGCTCACGCTGCGCCCTCCTGCAAAAACTCTGCGTACAGCTTTTTGGCTTCATCCGTCGCGCCAAGCTTGCGAGCCTGCGCTGCAAGAAAGAAGCCCAGCTCTTTATTCTCGAAAGCGTTTTCGGTAAAGCGAAGAACTGCTTGGTCAGCCACTTTTGCGGCCTTGCGAAACAGCCCCGGTAGCAACATAGCTTCAACAGGCTGTAGGTCGTACTGCTGCGCGAACTTGTTAAGCTCTAGGGTAAAGCGTTTAGCGGCTTGGGTCACAATTACGTTATCGGTCATCACGTTTCTCCTGTAAGTGAAATTGCATCATAAGGGCATCCGTGTCGATGTGCAACACTTTATTTGAATTAATTGGTTTGTATAGGTGTTTGCATATGGGCACGGCATGTGGTAAGCTGTTGGAAACCAACAACGGAGAACGTGATGAGTTCCGAAATTAAAAAACCGACTTTGGCGATTGCTAAAAGACTGTTCAAGCGTCGTAACCCCGATGTCAAATTTTCTGCCGCTTGGGAAATCAAACCGATGTGGTCGCGTGGTCAATATTTTTCGCGAGTTAGGTTCGAGGCCGAAGGTTACAAGCCCAAGGTCATGCGCTTTTACAGCGACCAGAGCGGACTAGCAATTTTTTAAGGAGAACGTGATGAGTTCCGAAATCAAATCAAAGCGCGGTCACAACGTGACACCCGACGAGCACAAGCTGGTCGTGAAGTTTGCCAAGCAGTGCCTGCGGGAAATCTGCAAGAAACAATACGAGGTTCAAATCGGAGTCACATACCCGAGGGTTCAGCCTTTGACTTACGCAGACGCTCTCAAGCGATTACAAGTCGAGACCAAATATCGAAGCCAACGCAGCTACGGTGGTGCCCAGCGCATTTCTATTGATCTGAAGGATTACCGAAATAGATGTACTTCTTTTCACGAATACAAGTCATTTGAAAACGACTCCGTGATCGGCACCATCAAAGACTGCGATGACCGTGAACTGCTGCTCAAATGCTTGGTAGCTCACGAGGTGGCGCACCACATCCAGATGCGGTACGGCCCGTTCACTCGTTACCTCAAAAAGACCTATCACAAGCCGCACGGCGATGCGTTCAAGACGATCTATCGTGAGCTGCGGCGCACGTTGGTCAACCCTTACATCGAGTCAGTTCAGGAGGTGGCGTGATGACCGACCACTTCAAAGAACTCGAAGCCGCTGTCCGCGCTCAAATGAAAAACGAAACTTTACGCGGCGAGGTTTTTGATATCGTCGCCTTAAAGGTGCTCCAATCGATGGTGGCGCACAGCCCTAAATCGATGCCGTGGAACAAAAATCCTAGCTCAATCTCGTCAAGCGAACTGGTGTTTCATGACTCAATGATAAAAAGTGTAGCTAACGTCGTATCTGACGAGCTGAGCAAAAAGCCAACAAATAGGAGAACGTGATGACCCTACTGAAAACCCAATACCTTCAGCTCACCAACGAAGAGATCGAGATGCTGTCTACGCTGATGCGTGCCAGCTCCGACGATCCTCGGGTGAACGGATTGATCGGCACCTGCTTTTGGTTTCGGTGCCACGGCAAGGATGAAGAAGCCGAGCTGAAGTCTCGGTGGACAAGTATCGAGCAAAAGCTCGCTAAGTTTGTGGAGGATCAAGATGGAAAATCTGATTAAGCTGCTACGCAACCACGACTGGTATTTCGAGTACAGCGATGACCACAAGGTGTGGCAGCGCGGGGTGATGCAGCGAGCTGCGATCAATGCCGAGGCTGAGCGCCTTGGCAGACCAGAGCTGGTCGAGCAAGCCTTTGAAGAATACAAGGCTGGGGATCTGGCGTGGTGGCTGGCGGAGTTGGAGGGTGACGAATGAAAAAAATACTAAAGCGTGAAGGCATAAGCCAAGACGCAATAACCGAAGCTGTATCGTCGAATTTTGATTATGATTTCAATGGCGTTTCTCAATGCCATATACCATCTATGCCTCCGCACACTGAAGACTTCGGTATTGGGTTGATCGTCGGGCCTTCGGGTAGCGGTAAGTCCACTTTACTCAAGCAGTATGGGTGTGAAAAACAGCACGAATGGGAAGACGATAAAGCTATAGTTTCTCATTTTTTCAACGCTGAAGACGCGCAAAATAAACTCTCCGCCGTAGGGCTAAACAGTGTTCCCGCTTGGTTTAGACCATACGAGATATTGTCTACTGGAGAGAAATACAGGGCGGATTTAGCCAGAAGTTTAAGTGATGGCGCGGTAATAGATGAGTTTACCAGCGTGGTCGATAGGTCTGTTGCTAAATCTTGCTCTTCTGCTATTCATCGCTACATCAAAAAGCAGGGCTTAAAGTCGGTTGTCTTTGCGTCTTGCCACTACGACATAATTGATTGGCTTAGGCCAGACTGGGTTTTTGACACATTAACGGGGGAATACCTCCCAAGGGGGAGTCTTCGGCAACCCAGCATTGAATTGGAGCTGTTACCTTGTGGGCCAGAGGCGTGGGCAACCTTCAGCCACCATCACTATCTCTCAGAAAACATCAATAAAAGTGCAAGACACTGGATTTGCCTCTGGGGATCAAATGTTGTTGGGTTTGCATCAGCCATAAGTATGCCAAGCGGGACGATTAAAAAAGCTTTCAGGGGCCATAGAACCGTTGTTTTGCCAGACTATCAAGGGCTGGGGCTGGGGGTAAGAATTAGTGATGCCGTTGGAGAAATACACTTGAGCGAAGGCAAAAGATACTTTAGCAAGACAACCCATCCTCGTATGGGTGCTTATCGAAATAAGTCTGAAAAATGGAGGGCAACATCAAAAAACATGAAAGTTCGCGGTAATGCAGGAGGCAATAAAAACTTAAATTGGGACGTAAGAAAGGTTTTTTCTTACTCGCACGAATACTTAGGTGATTAGATGGATAAGTATTTCCAAACACTCGACGCCGCAGCGTTCCGCATGATGCTGGAAGCCGATAGCGACAAAGCTATGAAGCTTTACCGCCATGTGCTCGACAGGCACCATGACGCAGGGCCAGAGGCCGATTACATTATTCGATTATGGAAACAAGAACGGGGCATAGATGAGAAAAATGACAGTAATAGCTGAAGTTAGCGTTAAAACGCTGGTGGATCTCGATGTCCTCGAAGACCTGATCGAAGACGTGATACTCGAAGCCCTTCACCAAGACGAAGAGGTCGAGGTAAAGGTGACTGCGGAGTTTGTGAAGGTGGCTAAATAGCCACGTCCATTGCGCTCTTAGTCGCCTCTCGCTCTGGCTCACCGAAGATGTCTTCGTAAACGTACTTGCCGCCTCGATATAACGCGCCAAGCGGTGTATATCGCTGCTCATCTGCGCGTATGTAATCCAATAAGTCTTCAACCTGCGGCTTTGCAGATTCGACTATCGGTTGCAACAATCCAGCAATGCCTTCTTGCGCCTTCTGGCTGATCTCACGACCTATCTCGCTGGTCGGGTCGTAGTTCAACGCACCACTCACGCCTTCACGCAACGCCTTGATCCGAGCAGCAGATTCTTCATCAGTAAGATCGCCTGCAATCCTGCGTGGCAAGCCTTGCGTAAACTCAGCCAACCCTGCCAATCCGCCGACAATCGGCGCTCCTGCGGCTGTGAGGGCGTCTAAGCCAACCTCAAACGGCGCTCCTTCTGCCTGCAATGTCGCAGCCCTAGCTTCTTGCATAGCGCCCATAGCGCCTAGTCCTGCCGCAAACGGGGCGCTTGCCAGTATCTTGGGGGAACCTTTCTTTTTGGGATCAAACTTAGCGTTTACTGAGCGAATATCGGAAGGCTCGAAAACGGCCAACGTAGTGAACGGCTCATCTGCGCCAGAGCTTTCTTTCAAGAACATAGAGTCATAGCCCTTGGTCTTTAAGAAATCTACTACCTCTTTGTTTTCATACATAAGGTAATTGCCGTCTTTTAAGGCATCCTTGTATGTAGGGAAGCCGCTGCCAAATGGCGCATTAAAACGCTCTTCGCCAAATAGCTCTTCCAAGACACCAAAATCTTTACTTGGCACAAACGGCTTTTTAGCCCTAGTGACAACGGGGTAAATGGCGCTATCGGCCTCTCGCTCTTCACGAAAAAGCTGCGTTCTTTTAGGGTCAAATACTTCTCGG